TCGGTTTTTCGGGCTTCGGGTTTTACCCGCGTTCGAACTTCATTCATGTTGACAACGGCCCGGCCCGGTCTTGGGGTTCGCGCTTCCCGAAAACTGCGACGGGTCTTCCGACCGAAAACAAGGCGCGGCCCGAAACCATTTCCGAAGACAAGTCGGCGGTTGCCGCCGTGATCGGCGGGGGCGGTTCCATCGCAGGCGCGGGCGTCATGGTTTCCAGCATCGGGGCGCTTTCGCCGACGGCCCAAATTATCGCCGTCGTTGCCTTCGTTATCGGCGTCGGCGCAATGGCGTATATCTTCCGCCGTCGCTTGAAGGCGCTTTCGGAATGACGGGCGAAACCGCCTTTTGGCTTTTCATCCTTTGGGCGTGTGGCGTTTTCTTTCTGATTTGCTTTATGATGGGGGCGCACCATGACGACGATTAGCCGCCTAAAATCATTCGCGGCGCTTGTCGGGGCTTTGGTCTTGGCTGGCGTCGCATTGTTCTTCGGGGGTAAGCGCGTTGCCCGAAACGAAGTCGCGCTTGAACGGGCGAAAGCTTCGGCGAATGCCATTGAACAAAGGGCGAAGACAAATGCGGAAGTCGCTTCGGATACTGATTTGCTTGACCGTGCCCGGCGTATTGGCGTCGTGCGGAACCCCTGAATATTGCGCGGGCTGGCAACCGATCAAGGTTGCCGACGAAACCGCCGTTTATCTTGACGCGAACGACCGACCCGCGCTTGAAGGCGTCGTTTCCCATTTTGAACACGGTCGCAAGTTCAATTGCTGGTAGCGTTCGGCGCAGCGTTCCCCTATATTCGGTGGAAGACCGAAGACAGGAACGCCCGACATGCAAACCACCCCTTTCAACGAAGCCGAAATTGCCGACGCTAAGGCGGCGTTCGCGGAAGCCTTCAACGCCGAACGGCTGCGAAGCCCCTTCGGCGAACCCGACCCCTTTCGCGCGGCCCTGACCATTTGGAACGAAGACAACGGGCAGTTGCCCCGCGCTTTGTGGGTTGCCCATGCCGCCAAGTGGCACAAAGACCCCGAAGTTATCGCAATCGTTGAAGAAGCAAAAGAAGAAGAACGTCAACGTCGCGAAGCTATCGAAGAAGAAAAAATTCCGCTTACGCCCGAAGAAGTTCGAAAGCACGTCTTGAAGATCGGTTATCAGATTTCAAGCAATCCGCTTGTCGAACCGCGCGACCGCATTGCGGCCCTTGACCGCATGTCGAAAGCCGCAGGTTCCGACGCGAAGCCGAACGACGACGACAACGCGGGCAAAATCTTGGGCGTCATTCAACACCGCTTGGCCCCGATGAACCCGACCGAATTTGCCGAATTTGCATTTCAGCAACAAAGCGAACTTCAAGGCGATCTAGTGGAATTGGCGGCAAGCGATGTTCGCGTTATCAACTAAAAGCGTTTGGTCGCCAATTCCGAAAACGTCGCAAGAAGTCGCGTTGTATTCAACTTGCGACCATACCCTTTATACGGGAACGCGGGGGCCGGGGAAGACCGATACCCAATTGTTCAAGTTCCGCCAAGGCGTCGGGCAGGGTTACGGCCCGTTTTGGCGCGGAATTATTATCGACCGCGAATATAAGAACCTTGACGACCTTATATTGAAGTCGCGTCGTTGGTTCCCCGAATTTAACGACGGGGCGAAGTTTCATGCTTCAACGTCGGCGCTTAAATGGGTATGGCCCACGGGCGAAGAACTGTTGTTTCGTTCCGCAACCGACGAAAAGGATTATTGGGATTATCACGGGCACGAATACCCGTTTATCGGCTGGAACGAACTTACGAAGTATCCGACCGCCGACCTTTACGATATGTTTATGTCAACGAACCGAACTTCGTTTCGGCCCGAAGATTACCCCGTTTATATCAATCGTTTGATTTACCGGGATTACGGCAAGCAAGTTCAAGTTCACCCGAAGCATAAAGACGCCGTGCCGATGTTGCTTCCCGAAATCAAGTTGCAGGTATTCAGCACAACGAACCCTTACGGCCCCGGTCACAATTGGGTTAAGCGTCGCTTTATCGACCCCGCGCCTTACGGGCAGGTTGTGACGACGAAGATTGACGTAATCAACCCGCGAACCAAAGCGAAAGAAACGGTCGAAAAGACACAAATTGCGATCTTCGGTTCTTACGTCGAAAACATTTACTTGACGCCCGAATACATCGCGACGCTTTCGCAGGAAAAAGACCCGAACCGCAAGAAGGCTTGGCTTACGGGTTCTTGGGATATTATCGCAGGCGGGGCGCTTGATGATGTTTGGCAAGCGTCGAAGCATGTCGTTCCGCGCTTCGTTGTGCCGCCGTCATGGAAGATTGACCGGGCTTACGACGACGGTTCGTCGCACCCGTTTTCTGTCGGATGGTTCGCCGAAGCCGATGGAACCGAAGCCGATGTTTTGAACCCTGCAACGGGCCAATGGGAAAAGTTCTGCCCGGCCCCGAAGTCGCTTATTCAAATCTTTGAATGGTATGGTTCCGAAATTGACGACCAAACCGGGCAACCGTCGGTCGGAACGAACAAAGGCTTGAAAATGTCGGCGCGGAATATCGCGAAAGGCATTGTCGAACGCGAAGTTTCAATGATGGTCAACGGATGGATTACGGAACAGCCGAAGCCCGGCCCCGCAGATAACCGCATTCGCCAAGTTATCGACAAGGAACTTGAAACGACCGAAGACATTATGCGCAAAGAAGGCGTCAAATGGGAAAGTTCCGACAAGTCGCCGGGTTCGCGTATTGTGGGCTTGCAGCTATTGCGCGACCGTCTTGAAGCGTCGTTGACAGGCGAAGACCCCGGCTTTTACGTTATGTCGAATTGCCGGGCGACGATTGCCCTGTTGCCCGTTCTGCCCCGCGACCCTAAGAAGATGGATGATGTTGACACGAAGGCGGAAGATCACCCTTACGATATGATCCGTTATCGTGTATTGAAGGGGTCAAATCGCTTGGCTGGCAAAGTTAAAATGACCCTGCCCACATAAGGAAACGCAATCATGGCCCCGAACTTCGGAACGCAAGTCGCAAACGTCGCGTATATTCACCCGGCGATTGCGCGGCTTTTGCCGCAATACATTCTTATTCGCGACGCTATTGCAGGCGAAACCGCCGTAAAAGCCGCGCGAACGACTTACCTTCCGATGCCCGACAAGCTTGACAAGTCGCCCGAAAACAAGGCGCGTTATGACGATTACCTTTTGCGGGCGGTTTTTTACAACGTGACCCGCCGAACCCTTAGCGGTCTTGTCGGTCAAGTCTTTTCGAAGAACCCCGTCGTCAAGCTTCCGAAACAGCTTGAAGTTATCGACAAGAATGTTTGCGGTTCCGGCGTAACCTTGACGCAACAGGCGAAGAAGGCGTTGAACCTGACAATCGGGTTTTCGCGCTGCGGGTTGCATGTCGATTACCCGACGACCAAAACCGCCGACAACGAAAGCGGCGTTGTAACGGTCGCCGATATTCAGGCGAACCGCGTTCGACCGACAATCAACCTTTATTCGCCGCTTGAAATTATCAATTGGCGTTTGACCGAAGACGGGGCCGAAGAAAAGCTTTCGCTTGTCGTTTTGCTTGAAAGCTTCATTTCATCCGACGACGGCTTTGAAATCAAGACCGCAGCGCAATTCCGCGTTCTGCGCCTTACGAATGGCGTTTACACGCAAGAAATTTGGCGCGAACCGCAGCCGACCGATTACGACGGTTCGAAGATGGTCAAAGGGAAGAACTTTCAACGGCACGAAGTCATTACCCCGACGGGGCCGGATGGTAAGCCGCTTGACCATATCCCGTTTACGTTTATCGGTTCGGAAAACAACGACGCTTCGCCCGACAACCCGTCGTTTTACGACTTGGCTTCGTTGAACTTGGCGCATTACCGGAACAGCGCCGATTACGAAGACAGTTGCTTTATCGTCGGTCAACCGACCCCCGTTGTTTCGGGGCTTACGGAAGATTGGCTTAAAGACGTAATGGGTGGCGTCGTCAAGTTCGGTTCGCGGGGCGGCATTCCGCTTCCCGCAGGCGCAAAAGCCGAATTGCTGCAAGCGACCGAAAACACAATGATTAAAGAAGCGATGGAAACAAAGGAAAGACAAATGGTCGCTTGCAGCAA